ATCGACCCGGTGGGCGATGAGGTTTTGGAAGTTGGTTGCATTACCAATATCTCTGGACTGGATAGCACCTTGGAGCAGATTGAGACAACCTGTCTTTCTGCGGACGCGCGCACTTATGTTGCTGGCCTGGCAACCCCCGGCACTGCGACCTTCACGATCAATGCTGATTCGGAAGATGAGTCACATGTTCGCCTGCATCAGTTGAAGAAGACGGGTGAAAACCTGCTTTGGGCAATCGGTTGGTCGGACGGCACTGTGCCGCCGACTGTTGATGTTGGCCCGCCCGTTGGATTTACGCTGCCCGCTACTCGTTCGTGGATTACCTTTGAGGGGTTCATGAACGCATTTAGCTTTGACTTCAGCCAGAATGCTGTTGTCACGTCGAGCATCGGCATCCAGATTTCTGGCGATCCGGATTGGATTCAGAAGTCTGCTTGATTTTTACGGGGCGGTCTGCGGGGTGTTTCTCGCCGTTTCACTTCCCGCGCCCCACCTACTAAAACGGTGAAATATATGACCTTGACTCTTAGTGATCTTAATAACTCGGGCGGTTTCATTTCGTCTGCTCCGATCAAACGTACCATTACCTTCAAGCTTGATGATGGCGTTGAACACACCGGTGACATTCACGTTAAGCGCCTGTCCATCGGTGACCACGAGAAGCTGTTCTTGTCGGTTAATGACAAGCAGTCGCGCACCGCCCTGCTCATTTCTGAGGTGATTACCTTGGGTGAAGATGGCAAGGAGCGCATCAGCTTTGAGAAAGCCTACAAGCTGCACCCGGCATTGGCCGCTGAGATGATTAAGGAATACCAGGCGGTAAATAACGGTGGCGAAAAAAACTAACGTCCTCCGAGCTAGCGCTGCATGACTTGGCGCTAGCACTCGGGGGCATGACGGTAGAGGAGCTTAAGAATCGCATGTCGCTGGCAGAGCTAAATGATTGGTCAGCGTACATGCGGGTTAACGGGCCTGTTAGCCCTATCCTTCGCAACGATGCGGCAATTGCGCGGCTTGCAGTAAGCATGGCCGGGAAGGGTGCGAAGATGGAGCACTTCATGCCTTGGCCTAAGCGAGAGGAGCCAGAGGAAAACCCGATGATTGTCTTTGAGAAACTTAGGGCAATCGCGTCTCACAATAGGAAAAGCTAATGTACGACACGGGTATCTACGAAATAGTCAATACGACAAATGGATTTCGATATGTTGGCAGTGCTCTGAAAATGCGGAATAGGTGGAGACAGCATATAGCGCAGCTTGGCCAAGGAAGGCACCATAGTCGTTATCTTCAAAGATCGTGGGACAAATATGGCTCTGACTCCTTTAGGTTCAGAGCTATCCTTTGGTGTGCGAAGGGCGACCTGATCCACTATGAGCAGACGGTTATGGATGGACTTTCGCCAGAATACAATGTGGCTCCGGTGGCAGGGTCTCAGCTTGGCTATCGTCATACTGAAAAGACTAGAGAGAAAATGAGGATTTCGAGGGCCAAGACTCCCTCTAGTGGGATGAAGGGAAGAACTCATAGCCCTGAGATTAGAGCTAGGATGAGTGAGTCCAGAAAAGGTAAGGGAGGTGGAGTTTATACTCCCGAAAGAATTGCAAGGTGTGCAACAGCAATGATCGCGTCAAAAAGCGTAATGAATCCAGATAAGGTTAGGCTTGTTCGCTCATTGAGATTGACTGGACTTACCGCCCCAGCCATAGCTGAAATCGTTGGGTGTACCAAACACGTTGTCTACGACATACTAAGAAAACGATGCTTCTCTACGGTGGTTTAAATGGCAAGTAACAGAAGCCTAGGCGTACTTACTATCGATTTGGTCGCAAAGACGGGCGGCTTTGTTGCGGGAATGGACAAGGCTGCAAAGTCGGCTAAGAAAAGTGTTGATAGCATTGCAAAGACCGTTAACAATGCAGCTACCGTCATTGGTGCGGGGATTGCTGCGGCGTCTGTTGTTGTAGCGGCATGGACGAACAACACGATCAATGCCGCTGTCGAGATTGAGCGACTTTCCCAGCTATCCAATACCAGTGCGGAGAACTTCCAGCGCTGGGCAATCGGTGCCTACACGGTTGGTATCGAGCAGCAGAAGCTGGCAGATATTCTTAAAGATACTCAGGATAAGGTCGGCGACTTCATCCAAACGGGTGGCGGCGCGCTTGCTGACTTCTTTGAGAACATTGCTCCAAGGGTTGGCGTAACAGCCGAGCAGTTCCGCAAGCTGTCCGGCCCTGATGCGTTGCAACTCTATGTAAGCAGCCTGGAAAAGGCTAATATCTCGCAAAGCGATATGATCTTCTACCTAGAGGCTATCGCTAGCGATTCTTCATTGCTTCTGCCACTTCTTAAAAATAATGGGGAGGCATTAGGTGAGTGGGCAGATAAAGCTGAGGAACTTGGCGCAATCCTTGGCGAAGATACTATCTATGCCGCGAAAGAGGCTAAGAAAGAGTTCCAGACCTTAGGCCTTGTCTATGAAGGCCTGAAGAATAGGATTGTTGAGCAGCTACTTCCTAGCCTGCTCTCGCTGACTCAGCAGTTCACGGATACCGCACAGGGTACAGCCAAGCTGGATGAAATCAGTAGAGTAGCGTCTACTGGGGTGAAGTTGCTGGCTGTGACCGGCACTGTAGTCGCCGGGGTTTTCAAATCAGTAGGTACGGCTATTGGCGGAGCCGCAGCGGTACTTGAGAGGCTTCTTAACTTTGACCCTGCGGCTGCCTTTAACTTGTCACAGGATGTGTTTAGGGACTTCAATGCCAATCTAATGAAGACTGGCGCAGACGCGGCCAAGATTTGGAACGGAAGCGTTAATGCAATCCTCATGGAGCCACCGCCTGCTCCGGATACTAGCGGTCTTTCAAAGGGATTTGAGAAAGAGTCCAAGAAGATAGTATCTGATTTTGAGAAGGCTCAGAATAAGATTCAGGATATTCTTGACGGCATTTCAGAAGATGTTGCCACTTACGGGCTAACTAGTTCTGAAAAAACCATCTTTGGCCTGATGGCACTTGGTGCGTCTGACGCCCAGATAGAGGTGGCTAGGCTGAAGTTGGCTACGCTGGATTGGCTAGACGCTACCGTAGCTGGAATGGAAGAGATTGAGAGGTACGAACAAGAGCGCCAAGAGCGTTCCAATGATGTACTCCGCTCCATCCAAGAAGAAATTGACTTGATGGGCATGACCATTGAGCAGCAGGAAATATACAATAACCTTAAGTGGGCAGGCGTAGAGGCCGAGTCTGAGAGAGGCAAGGAGATTGCCAAAAATACCGCTCTTCTTCAGGCTCAACGCCAGCAGGTGTCTGACCAAATAAAGGTTATGGATGCAGTAAGGGATGCATCCAAAGGTCTTTTTGTAGACCTTGTTGAGGGTTCTAAGTCTTTCAAGAATGCATTTGTAGATGCTTTGGAATTAATTAGAGATAGGCTCATACAGATTGCTGCTGATAGGTTTATCCAGCAGCTTCTGGGCCAGTCTGGCACTGCTGATACTGGGGCTGCCGGCGGATTTCTGGGAGCATTTGCATCTATATTTAGTAGTGCAATAGGGGGTTCTCGTGCGACAGGCGGGCCAGTCACTGCTGGTCGCCTATATGAAGTTGGAGAAAACGGGCGACCTGAGCTTCTTACCAGTGCAAACGGAAAGCAATATCTGATTCCTGGCAACAACAGCAACGTAACTCCAATGTCGGGTGGCGGAGCATCGGGCACTCCTAACTTCCAAGTGAATATCAATATCACTGACAGTGGTTCATCGACTCAGAGTTCAAGCGGCGAGGCTGAGCAGTCCGCTAAGCAGCTTGTCGGAATGATCGAGGGTGTTGTTAGTCAGTGGTGGGTTAAGCAGAATAGGCCGGGCGGATCGGTCTATAGACAGCGTGTAGGTGCATAATGGCTGATACTTTTACTTGGTGCCCGACTACTAGCTCATCTGCTGTAGCTAATAGCGTAGTAAGGCGCTCACAGTTCGGTGATGGATATGCTCAATCTGCTGCTGATGGTATTAACGCTATACGAAGGACGTGGAGCGTTGAGTTCGTGGTTAAAGAGCCGGTAGCCCGTTCTATAATTTCCTTCTTAGATTCAAATGTAGGAAAGTCATTTATATGGAATGCGCCCCTTATTGGCAACGCATTCTTCTACTGTGACACTTATAGCTCATCTCCTAGCGGGAATAGTGTTTGGACTATTAGCGCAACGTTTGAGCAGACCTATCAACCTTGAGGCAATAAATGGCTAAGCAGACTATCAATCTTGGCGTTATCCCGACCGGAGTTGGCGGCGATACACCTCGATCAGCTAATACTAAAATCAATGCCAACTTTGATGAGATTTATGGCTGGGGCAATGGTGGAGCTCTAGCCCCATCTTATAATCCAACATTTACTGGAACCATCACCCATAGCCAGAATGTATCTTCTGAAATTATTCAAAGCACCCCCAATGCTGTCGTCAGGTATAGGCGGTTTTCCAACATCAGCGATGCGGTGGATGGCGGTTACCGTATTGATAGATGGAATGGTGCTGACTGGGTTGAAAAACTTAGAGTTGAGAATACCAGGGTTGGGACAACAACTGACTTTGATGTCAGAAAAAATACCCCATCAATTTCAATGACAAGCCCATCTTTAGTTATGGGATGGAGTCTATTTTCAAATATTTCTGATACTGTTGACGGCGGGTTTTCTATAAGAAATCTTAACGCCGGCAGTTGGACGACGAGAATGTCAATTAACACGGCAGGAGTTGTGTCGGCAGTTTCTTTTAATCCAACATCCTCGGCAGACGTAAAGGACTACATCGAGGGCTACGCAGGTGACGCGTGCGAGGAACTGGACAGGCTGGTTGTGATTAGCTACCGCTACCGACCGGAGTTTGGTGGCCCGGAAGGTGAAATTGCAGGATTGCTGGCTGAAAACGTCCATAGTGTTTGGCCGAACGCTACTGGCGGTAATTACGATGAGACCGTTGAAGAGCCGGTTATTAACGACGATGGCACGCCAAAACTGGACATTGATGGCAAACCAATTACTGTAGCGGTAACGCGGCATGTTCCGATGAACATCGACATGATGCAGACTCTTGCCCGCACTGTAAGGGCGCACCAGCAGAAGAGCCGCCGAATCAAGCAACTGGAAGAAACGGTCGCTTCGCTTGTCGAACGCCTTGACGCTGCGGGTATCTAATGAGCGTTAATAATGACATTCAATCCCTAGAGCCTGGAAATAGGATTGTCTTGTTCGAGCTTGATGCTAGAGCGATTGGTGCTGACCAATTGTTCTATCATTCTCATTTG